CAAGCGTCTGTTTCGCGGCCTTTTGAAAGAAGTCATTGAGAACCAGGATCGCCCCCGCATGGTGCGTCTGCGTAATCAGTGGGTGCCAATTGATCCGCGGTCGTGGGATGCCGACATGGACGTGATCGTCAATGTCGGATTGGGAACTGGATCAATCGAGCAGCGGGTGCAGTCGCTGATGGCGATTGTGGCTCAGCAGAAGGAAATTCTTCAGACACTTGGGCCAAACAATCCGCTGGTCAGCGTCAAGCAATTCCGCAACACCTTGGCGCAGATCATTGAGCTTCAGGGCTTCAAAGACCCGTCGCGTTATTTTAGCGAGATCACGCCTGAAGCTGAAGCGCAGCTGGCGCAACCCCAGCAGCAGCAACAGGCCGACCCTGCTCAGATCTTGGCGCAGGTCGAAGCTCAGAAAATCCAGAAGGATATGCAGATCGCGCAGATGAAGGCCGAGCTTGAGGTCGAGAAGCAGCGCAAGGCTGACGATCTGGAGCGCGACCGCCTCGACGCAGACATCTGGCTGAAGGCAACCGAGATGCAGCTGAAATACGGCACGCAGATCCAGGTCGAGCAGCTGTACGCCATGCTCCAGCGCGATCGTGACGCTGCAAAGCTGGCGGCGCAGCAGCAAGCTGCGGCGATGCGTCAGCAACAGCCGATTGGGGTGCAGTGATGGCGATGTCCTACACACCACGCATTCCCGGTTATCTAAGCGATGGTAGCGAGCTTTCCTCATATGAACCGACGTTTCGCGAGCGCGCGACAGATTGGATGCGCGGCTTGCTTTACAGTGATGATCGCGAAGGGCAGCTCAAGGCAGAGCAGCTGTCAAATGTGCTTGAGTTTACGCCATATGGTGTCGCGACCGGCATTGATGACGTGCGCGAGGCTTTAGGTACTGGAGACTATCTAACTGCTGGTACGATGGCCGCTATGGCTGCGTTACCTGGCGCCACACCAAAGCGCATGACGCAGTTACCAAATCTGCGCGAGATGCCGGTAGAACAGGCTGTCAAAGTGGCTCGCAAAGAGCCTCATTTGATGCCCTCATCCGATCGTACTGAGGGCGCTTTCATTGGTGGTCCACGCAGTATTCAAGATCGTAAAGACCTGCTCAAGATGCGCCGTGAGCTTGACAAGACGGTAGCGCGCGATCCTCGTGGCGGTGATTGGTATGATCGGTATCGCGCCAGCGTTAACGAGGTTACAGGCGGAGATGCTCGCGATAATCTTTGGATGACGAACATTCAAGGCCAATATTCTGCTGGCGTTTCACCGCAGGCAGAATTGGCTTTTGCATTAAAGGATACCAATTCCTCTATTGCCACCGGCAAACCAGTAAAAGCGGCCCGCCCTGCTCAACAGCAGGCTTCCATGCGTGCAATTGTAAACAATGACCCGACCGAGTTTCAGTTGGGTGCAAAGACGGGTGAGTATGCACGCCGGGTGAACCCGGATCAGCCTGGACCGGCTACGGCTACGGGCGTCAATGATTTCCGGCATGCTAGAAATCTAGGATACACGGAGCCAGACGGTACTCCACAGCGCAATGCTCTTTCAGGAGCACAGCATATCTTCTCAGATTACGAAACAGCCCTTGCGGTTGATCGCGCCAACAAGAAAAACCTTTCCGGTCGTAGCAACTGGACAGGCGAGCAGTTGCAGGCCGTTCCGTGGGTGGTGCAGAAGGCAGATGATCTATGGTCACGCCAGTCTGCCGGCTACATTTCTGAAGCGCGCTCGATGCTGAAGGGCGGAACGCAGCAGGAAATTGAAAATGCCGCTCGCGAGCTTGCATTTCAGGACGCAAACAAAACGATCGGCGACTTCTTTCCCAAGCACACGGCCTATGCGACCTATGAGGCACAGCCTGGCGCTATGACAGGGCATCTTCCGGGCTCTGTAGGTGCGCCAAGCTGGCAGCGTGATTTGTATGCCAATGACACGCGTAGCGCATGGAACACAGCTCCTGGTGGCCGTGACGCGCTTTATTCAGGTGTGCGATTGGGAGACACTGGATACGGCATGCGTGTGCGCCCTTCGCTTGAAATGCAGGGCATGTATACTCCGCCTGGCGGCGCCACAGAATTTAACCCTGGAAACGTGGCTCGTCCGCTTGTGGCGTTCCAATCTGGCGATGTGAAAAGCGTCCCTATGGCAGACCGCGGGCTGCTTGATGGGGTCGAGGCTACGCGTGCTTACATTGACGCACAAGGCGCAGGTGCGTGGCACAAGCCTTGGACAGATGGTTCGCCCGGCCAGTCGAATAGTGTCTTCATTACAAAAAAAACGCCCGGCATCCTTGACCCGGTTGAAATGCAGAATTTACAGCAGATCGGCGCGCAAGCTGGATTGCCTGACATCGTGGACGTGAACGAAGGTGTCACGATGACGAGTTTCTATCCAGAACCCGTTGGCCGTACGCCTAAACAGCAGAAAAGCCTTTCGGCAAACATTGCTAACGCTGGCGACTACCGCTCGATTGAGCGCGCCAAGGTGGACAGCGGATATATTGGTTATGAAAAAGCCTGGGAGCAGCAAGGCAAGGGTGGAGCAACCCGCAAGCTGCTCCGTACCATTGACGACTTGCCGCGCGCAACGCAGAGGGCTTTGGACAACAATCCGGCCGTCCCTCAAGGCGCTTTGGCACGCCTTGAGCGCGACGAACAGTGGGCAGCAACTTGGGGAGCAACGCGCGCCGACATCCAAAACGCCAGAAAGATTATTGGCGACGGGCCGGGCTGGATTGGCCGGCTTCGTGTTGCGGTGCGTCGAAAAGAAATCCTTCCGGCGATCGCTACCGCTCTTGTGGCTTCTTCGGCAATGCAGGGGGTCGGGGATGAGCAATAGCCACCGAGTTAATCCCGCTGTCGATCATACGGTAAAATTCTTCCTGCTCCCGCTCGGTCGTACGAGAGATCCACTCCAACGGCGGTCTAGGATAATCCTGCGGAGTGTTACGAGCTTTCTCAGCAAGCTGTTCTTGGCTCATCCAGGCTTCGTCGGGCCAAGGCCGGTTGCGGACAGTTCCCATAACTTGATCTCCTGTTTAGCTGTTTGGGCAGGTGGCCCTGGCCGCAAGTTGGTTAAATCGCCAAAAGCGATGTTACGCTCATTCTGCGCTAGCGTCAAATACGGTGTATGTATATGAAAAAACTAACAAAAATGGACGCGTCCAAGGTTATAGAAGGTATTCTTGAGGATGCAGATGGCGAAGACATTGGCACCGCTCGCAAGAACGAACGTAACCGCCAGAACGTGATCAACAATTGGGAACTTGGTCCAGAAAAAGCATCGGTCGATCCGAAGGCGAATGGCGCCTACTGGCAGAAGATGGCTGACATCTGGGAGATGGACGAAGCGCAGGCCCGCCGTCAGCTGTGCGCGAATTGCGAATATTTCAATAACACGCCCGACATGCAGGAGAAAATGGAGAGCGTTCCGCTCGACCAGTACGACCGCGACGGCGGTGGTCGTGGCTACTGCGTGAAGTTTGATTTCATCTGCCACAATCTGCGTGTCTGCCAGGCGTGGGAGGAAAAGTCGTTTGAAACTCCTGACGATGAGAACGACGAATGATCTCATCCGACGACATCGCCCGCCGCGCAAAACAGCTTTTGGATGATGAAGTCATCCAGCAGGCATTCGCCTCTCTTGAGGGGCGATACATCAACGAGTGGCGCAATACGCCACCCGCTGACGTCCAGAAGCGAGAAGCTGCATATGCAGCCATTCGTGCTCTGGATGACATCAAGACGAGGCTTGGTTCGATGGCGAATGCGCCAAAGGTCGAGGCTCACAACAACAGAAACGCTGCGAAGCGTTAAACCCATAACCCAATTCAACGCTGTGAAGCGTCGAAGAAAGGTGATATAAGAATGACGACCACCGATACGCCTTCTGGCATCGGTTTGACTGAAGCTGCGAGTCAGTTCGCTGCCATTCTGGACGGCAAAGCCGATACCCAGACGCCCGAACAGGACGCTGCTGAAGAAGGCCCGGCCTCTGAAGATCAGGCCGAGGCGCTAGAGGCTGCCGCCGAGGATGAGACACCAGCTGACGAGGCTGGCGCCGAGGAAGAGGAAGCCGCTGCTAATGACGAGGATGCTGAAGAGGCTTCCGACCCAATGGAGCAGCTCGTCACCGTCAAGATCGACGGCAAAGAAGAGCAGGTTCCACTGAAGGAAGCGATAGCCGGCTACCAGAGGCAAGCAGATTACAGCCGCAAGACTGGCGCATTGTCCGAGCAGCGCAAGCAGCTCGAGCAGGAAGCCAGTCAGGTGATGGTAGAGCGCCAGCAGTACGCTCAACTCCTTCAGGCTTTGCAGTCACAGCTTCAAGAAGCTGTGCAGCAGCAGCCCGACTGGGAGAAGCTCTATGCTGAAGACCCGCTCGAATATGTACACCAGAAAGAGCTATATCGCGAAAACAACGAACGGCTGCAGGCAGCAGCTGCGGAGCATCAGAGAGTGTCTGCTCTCATGCAACAGCAGCAAGTGGCTCAGCTTCGCGACATGGTTCAGAAGGGCCGTGAGAAACTCACCGAAACGATCCCGGCTTGGAAGGATCAAAAGGTGTGGGAGAGTGACCGCGTCAAGCTGCGCGAATATGGGCAGAAACTCGGATACTCTGAAGACGAATTAAGCCAGGTCTATGACCCGCGTGCTGTGATCGCCGTCTACAAGGCGATGAAGTACGACCAGATCATGGCGAAGCGTCCAACTCCGGTTGCGCAGAATGGCCCCCGGCCACTGCGTGCTGGTTCGCCTCAAACGGCACCAGCCAGGCGTCACTCGGAAGTCACCAAGGCAAAACAGCGTCTCGCTCAAACCGGCCACGTCCGTGACGCGGCCAAGTTATTTGAAGGACTGATCTAGAAAGGATCGAGACAATGGCACAGCCCACCAACCTGTTCGACCGCTACGACGGTACGAAGGCAGTTCGTGAAGACCTCGCCAACATCATTTACAACATCAGCCCCGAAGACACGCCGTTCATGTCGTCTGTTGGGCGCGAGAATGTTTCCAACACCTATTACGAATGGCAGACCGACGCTCTGGCGGCGGCCAGCACGTCGAATGCTGCGATCGAAGGCGACGAGGCAACCCTCGACGCTCGCGCTGCCACCAACCGCGTCGGAAACTACACCCAGATCAGCCGCAAGGTGATCGGTGTGTCTGGCACCGTCGAGGCCGTGGACAAGGCTGGCATGAAGTCCTACCTGGCCTATGAAATGGCCAAGGCGTCTTCAGAGCTGAAGCGCGACATGGAAAGCATCCTGCTGTTCAACCAGGCTGCAGCTGTCGGTTCTGCTTCGGTTGCCCGCAAGACCGCAGGTCTGCCGGCGTGGCTTCGCACCAACGTCAGCAAGCACTCTGGCGGCTCCAACCCGACGATGTCGTCCACTGATGACGGCTATCCGAATGCGGCTCGTACAGATGGCACCCAACGCACCTTTACCGAGGCGATGCTGAAGACTGTCATCCAGAGCGTCTGGTCGCAGGGTGGTGACCCGAAGGTCGCTATGATGGGTCCGTTCAACAAGACGGCCGCATCTGCCTTCACCGGCATCGGTTCCAACCGTATCAACCAGGTGAACGGTTCGCCCAAGGCGTTCTCGATCGTAGCGTCGGCCGACGTCTATCTGTCCGATTTCGGAAAGGTGGCGTTCGTAGCAAATCGGTTCCAGCGCGAGCGTGACGTGTTCGTGCTCGATCCTGAGTACGCATCGGTCGCCTATCTGCGTAACTTCAAGACCGACACGCTCAGCAAGACCGGCGACTCCGAGCGCCGCATGCTGACGGTGGAATATGGTCTGAAGGTCAAGGCTGAGAAGGCTCACGGCATCATTGCCGACCTGACCGCCTCGTAACGATCTCGGGGCAGGAGGTTCGCCTCCTGCCCCTCTCATAGCTGACCCGCCGTGATGGCGGCATGGCCCTTAGATGGAGTTTCTTTTGAAGCTACCGTTTTCTTATGACCCGGTGCTCGGCATCAAGCGGACGTTCCATTGGGACGACACCACTGATGAGTTCCTGATCCAGACTGAACAGGAAACGACCGACATCGTGGAAGCCAACAAGACTGCCTACAATGATGCGCCAGATCGCTGGGGCGAGTGGACCCGTGTCGCGTCCATACCCGTGTCTTTGTACTTCGACCTCAAGAAAAAGGGCATTGCGGACGACGAAGAGGCAATGAAGCGGTGGCTGAATGATGGCGACAATCGCTTCTTTCGAACCAGACCGGGGAACGTGTGATGAGCTACCGTCTCGCCATATGCCTTCCATGCCGCGACATGCTTCATACGTCTTTCGCCTATGATCTTGCGCGTCTGACTGCCTATTGGTCTGCCAAGCACGTTCCCAATGGTGGATCTCTGTTGATGTTCACATCGCAGGGTACGCTGATCGCCAATCAGCGACAGGAACTGGCGATCGAGGCTTTGAACGCAGGAGCGGATTATATCCTGTGGCTTGATAGCGACCATCGCTTTCCAAAGGACATTGTTGATCGCCTGCAGTCGCACGACAAGGATGTTGTAGCCTGCAACTACTCGACAAGACGCTTGCCGTGTAAGCCGGTGGCTTTCAAAGACCATTTCTGCCGCAGCCTTGTCTACACCTCAGATGACAGCACCGGGCTTGAGGTCGTTGCCGCGGTTGGAATGGGCGTCATGCTTGAGAAAGCGGACGTCTACAAAAAGCTGGGGTTGCCATATTTCTCGATCGGCTACAGCCAGGCGAGCCATGATTTCTTTGGCGAAGACATATTCCACTGTCACAAGCTGAAGGAAATTGGTGTCGATGTGCATGTCGATCACGACGCATCCAAGCTCATCAAACACATCGGCATGTTTGAGTATGGAAACGAGCACGCCGACGCCCACAGGGAATTTGTAAAAGAGGAGGGCGTGCAGAATGTCGCTTAACACTTACGCCACCCTGAAAACGTCAATTGCAAACTGGCTTAATCGTGAAGACTTGACCAGTCAGATACCTGATTTCATCACGCTGGCAGAAGCACGGTTCAACCGTGAACTTCGTGTCAACTCAATGCTGCAGCGTGACTATACGGTGGCGTCAACGGGCTACGTTGAACTGCCGTCTGACTGGCTGCAGCATGTCTCTATCACGGTAACGTCTCCAACTGACACTTATAGTGCATTGGAGTACATTTCTGCCGAGCGTTACTATGATCTGCGCAATGATGGTCTGACTGGTACGCCCAGGTATTACACGATCATTGACGACAACATTCTTCTGCTTCCGGCGCCAACTGGCAACACGACGCTTGAGATCATCTATTACGGCAAGATCCCTGCGCTTTCTGATAGCAACACGTCGAACTGGTTGCTGGCGCGCTCGCCAGATCTCTATCTGTACGCTGCTCTTATCCAGGCTGAAGCATACCTTCAGAACGATGAGCGCATCCAGCTTTGGAATGCGGCTGCAGATAAAATCATTGCCGACATGGATCGTGAAAGCGAGCGAGCAAAACGCCCGCAGGGAGCCTTGTCGGCAAGAAAACGCACTTTTGGATAAGAGGTAGACAATGGCACTTCAATATTCAGTTTCCGTTCGCAATGCCCAGCTTGATGCCTTTGAAACTGCAGTTGGGACGTCGGCAATTCTGCGCATCAGAACTGGCGTACCTCCAGCTACTTGCGCGACCGCTGATAGTGGCACTGTGCTGGCAACAATGACGTTGCCGACCGACTGGATGGCGGCTGCATCAAGTGGGTCTAAGGCGCTCAGTGGCACCTGGCAGGATACCTCGGCTGACGCCACTGGTACGGCTGGTCATTTCAGGATTTACGACAGCGCAGGCACGACATGCCACGCCCAGGGTACGATCACTGCAACTGGCGGCGGCGGTGACATGACGCTCGACAACACGTCGATCGCGACCGGCCAGGCTGTTTCTGTCACGACCTTCACGCTGACGGCTGGAAATAGCTAAAAATGCCGGCTGGCAGCCTTAACCGCACTCAAGACAACCAAACCAATAGACGGGGTTTTGGGTCTGGCGCCTATGGCGTCAGCATTTACGGTTACGGTGCCACCACCACAGTTGCCACAGTCAGGGTCGCCGGGACATTAGCGGCGACCCAAGCTGGAAATGGTGTCTCCTCCTCCGGTGCAGTGGCTGTCAAATCTGCGGCAACAATCACAGAGGGCGCCGATACAGTAAGCTCTGCGGCAAAGGTCGCAGTAAGAGCTTCTGCGTCAATTTCTGAGGCTGCAGATACCCTCACAGCGTCATCAGCAGTCCAGGTCAAAGCCAGCGCCAGCATTACCGAGGCGTCTGATACGGTTGGCGGATCTGGTAGAGTTTCAGTTTCTTCCAGTGCCGCCATTTCTGTCAGTGGTAATAATTCGTCAGCG